ATCCGCCGAAGCGATCGCCACGCCTGTTGGGTTCCAAGCCGTATAGGTTATCGTCCCCGCTGTCCAATTGCCAGACGCCGGAGCTTTGGCCGTCACGGTCCCGCTCGTATTCGCACCGATGCCCGATCCTGCCACCGCCAGCAATGGCGTCTCGCAAGCAATCACCTTGATTAGGTCGTCCTCTTGCTCGTCGTCACCGATGAAGGTAAACAGGCATCCCTTCGACAGGTCGAACGACGCATCCACCGGCCCCATCCGCGTTCCGGTCGAGTAGGTCGCTGAGTCTTTTTTAGCCCGGAAGATCGGCCCCCATTGAGCGGTGCCGATTTCATCCGGCAAGCATTCGCCCGGGCCATTCAACAGGAATGGACCCATAACCGACGCTGAGTAATCGAAGGGTCTATCGACCTCGATATAGCTCGTCCCGTCGATCTCGCTTGCCCCGTTCATCTGGATGCAACCGTAAGCCGGAATCGTCGCGGTCGACTTGTTGACGAAATAGATCGGAGTTGGCGTGTAGGGAATCGCCATCGTTGCCGATGTCGACCCCATCCGCTCAAAGGCCTGGACGGATTCCCAAATCCGCTTGGCTAACTTCGGTGAGTATATCCCCGCCTCTTTTGCCATTAGCCCCTCGTATCACAGAGGAGGGCTATCGAATAGATCGCTGGGGTTACGGCCGTAGCCGTCGCTGCATCGTTGCTACTGATCGACAGGCGAACTTCGAGCAAATCCCCTGGGTCGACGCCTGTAGCGTTGATGGTAAAGTTGTAAGCCGCCGCCGTAAGGCTGTTCATTGATTGTGCGGTTGTAGTCACCAAGTCCGATCCGACAGCCCCATCGGCCCCTACGTAAGCCTCCGCGTCGATCGTGCAAGAAACATCCGCAACGGTTGTCTCCATTTTGGCCCGGATCTGTAGTTCGATCGTCTGGCCGTCCTCATAGTTGGCCGGAATCGGGATCGCCGCATAGAGCCGTCTGGTGGTCGCTCCAAGGGCCTTAACATCGCCCGCCGTGATTCTGGCCGGATTCGTTCCCCAAGTGCCTGAGACTAGCCCTAGATCGTCGCTAGCTGCCGATGCGGGCAGGTTGCTTGCCACCGCATCCCAGGTTCTAGCCTGAGTTAATGGTACAATCGACTCAGCAAGCACTCTTTGGGCTAGCTTGGTCGTCGCGATTTCGGCATTGCCCGCGATCGTATAGTTGGTGATAACCTCGGGGGGCAAAATCATTATCACGTCAGGTACGGTTGTCATAGTAAGCCCAATGCTCCATAGGGAAGGGAATCGTAAATTTTGAATTCAAGCCAATGGGCCTCGACCTGTTGGCCGTCACCCTGGGGGATCTCGTAGCCTTCGGCATCGAGCAATACCGGCCTGTTGGTCGGTTCGCCGCCCTTCATCGCTCGGATGATCTGCGTTTCATCGTTGCCGATGTCGACCCGCTTATAATAGCCTTGATGCCGGACCCGTCGATACCATGCCCGCTCATTGGTCGTGCGGTACGGATAGCGGAATCGGATCTGCCCGGTCACCTCCCAGTAGGTTAGCTCTGGGGTGACGACATTGGACGCCGATAGCTTCATTAGTTTTGCCGTCCCGGGAGGCCATCCAAGATAGGAATCGCTGTTGACGGATCGACGGTATCGAGCCTGAATGAACGGGTTAAACAAAAGCATGTTCCGTTTGATCGATACGGTCTGATCCGGTAGCAAGGTCTTGACGCCCTCGATCGGTTCTCCGTTGATCGTCTGGATTGGCTTGCCGTCCCAGTCCTCGTCGATTTCCTCTTCCGTTTCAACGTCGTCCCAATCGATTCTAGGAGGGGTGAATAGCGGGTTGTCCTGATTGTCGCTTGGCCCTAGCTCCCCGCTGTAATCGATGTTCAGCTGCCATAGGATTAGGCTTTGGCGCGACAGGGAAAAGTTGTCGGCGAAAGCATACGGGAACTGATCGCTAAAACGATCGCCTTCGAGGATGCCCGTCGATCGATAGCAATCGTACTCGTTAGCCGTTGGGGTCGTGAGGATCTGAAACGCCCGCTGTAGCTTAATCGATCGCTTGCGGAAGTTGTCCGAAAGGCTTACTGATGAAGTTGGCTTGGACCACATTTCAGTCACTTCGATGATATTGCTCATCCAACGAACTCCAATTGTAGAGCGTCTGCCGCTTGGGGCTTGGATTGGTCTCTGATCGCTGCCGCAACGTCTTCGAGCCGCTCGACGGTTTTTAGCGTGTTGGCCGCAATGTCTTTTTGCGTGTCTTCATTGACGCCCCGCGAAACTAGCCGCTGTTCGACGCTCATTAGCTGAGGCTTCTCGGCAAGCTTCTTGGCTAGTTCGCCCTGTTTCTTTTGCCGGTCGAGGGACGCCTTGTCTGCTCGCTCTGCCGCTAGCCTTGCGTCTTCTTGCCGCTTCTTTGCGTCCTCGGCAAGTGTTTTCGCCAAGTCGATTGCTGCTTGCTCATTGGCAATTCGAGCCGCTGCCTCTTTGCTTAGGCCTTGTTGCTCAAGCCTGAATCGGTTCGCAGCTTCCTGGCCTTCTTCGAGCAAGATTTTTTGCTCTTTAAGCTTCACCAACTCACCATCCTCAAGGCTTGCAAGCCGTTGAATCCGAGCCGTTTCATCGTCGTCGTCTTTTTTCTTTGCGTCAGCCCGTTCTTTTTCTAGTCGCGTTGCTTGCTCGGCAAAAGCAATTCGTTTCGCGTTGGTTTCGTCGATCCCTTCATCGGCCAATTGAGCCATGCGAGCCGCTTCGACGCCCTTGGTTAGTTCGAGATAGGCGTAATGATTTTTCTTTAGCTGCGACTCGATGGAGGCTTGCGTTTGCTTGGCTTTGGCCGCTGCTTCATCCTCGGCTTTCTGTTGAGCCTTGATCGCCTTGAGGTTATTCGCTCGTTCGCCGTAAACGTCGGACAACGCCCATTTCTGCTTCTCTAGGCTGGCTATCGTCGCGTTATATTGCTCGTTCTCCAATTCGAGCATCGCGATAGCTTCGTCATTGTTACCGAGAATATCGGTTTCGCCGCGCAGCCTTTCGATTTCTTGCTGTCTGTAGTGGAAACTGTCGTAAGCTTTGTTGATCGACTTTTGAATTTCCTCGAACGCTGCGACCGCTGCATTCTGTTGCTTGGCCGGGTCTTTGATTAGGCTGATATCCTCAAGCTTCTCTTTGAAGCCTTTATCCGCTGCCGAAATCATCGACTGCGTAAAGCCCTCGATTTGGGCTCTCGCTTCCCCGAATTCGTCTTTGAGTTCCTGGACGCCGAAGATTGATTCCCCAATAGCCTTGCCAAGATTAAAAGATAGCGTTGTCACCAAGAGCGTAACCCCGGCCTGAAACGCCATCGCTCCAACGCCACCGGCTTTCATTACCTCGGAGAATTGCCCCACCTTTTCCGTGATCGCTGCGACTCCACCCGCTGCCTGTTGCAATTGCGAGCCGCCTAACTGCCCTGCTAGTACGCCGATAAACTCAGTCGATGCCTTGGCCTTTTGGCCCGTTTCCTTGACGCCCTTGACCGCGTTTTCGATGTTCCTCGATGCGTTGATCGCCTGCGCGGATGCCTTGTCCTCGACTTCCATAACGATCTTGATTGCGTCCCCGGCCATCGTGGTTTATTTCCGTTCCGCTTTCGCTCGTTGTTCTTCCGACTTAAACCGCCGTGACGCCTCGATAAAACTAGCCGACTGATCCAACGCCCCGCCCGCTACTGGGGGCAGTCCCTCATCGAACAAATCGACCAACTCGACAAACTGAGCAAGTCCGCTGCAATACTGATTCGGGCATCCCTCGACGCGATAAACGCCTTCTTTGCATTCGTCGCATCCTGCCCCGTTGCAAGCAACGCACTCGATTTCAATTGGCTCTGCATCGGTCCCCCTGTCCTTGCATTCCTTGTCGCTGCAATGAAGGCAAAGCATTCCTTGCCGTATCATCGCCGCGACTCTCAGCCTTTTTTTTCGGTTGTGTCCATTCGCTGATTGTAGGCAACCAGCCTGAGCAGTTCCCTGGCTTCCGTCAACGTGAAAACGTCCTCGATAGCCTCGGGGCCAAACGCGATGCCGTTCATATTCGACCAACCCGCAAGCACCTTTTTCAGTTGCTCGACGGTCTCATTGAAAATCTGTTCGACCGTCACGCCGGGCCTGTGGATAACGTCAAGCACCTCAAGCACCTTCCGTTGGTTTCGCATTGATTGGGATCGGACGAAAAACGTAGGTCGCGACTCTTCGGGCTTGTCTTTGTCGGATTCCAACCAGACCGGGAAACTCTGATCTGGCTCTAGGTAAATTGGCATGGTATCTCCGTGTTAGGTCGCTGCCGTGAAGGTGATCGAACATTCTTGGTCTGCCGTCGAGCCGTTGCGGTTGGCTTGCCATTCGATCTCATCGACAACCATATTCTCCCGGTCGGCTTCGCTGATCGCCACAATCTGAGCCTTTGGAGCCGCGATTGTGATCTTGGAGTTGGTCGGCCCGTCGATGTCGAAGGTCAAAGCGTGTTCGCTCAAATCAAGATACTTGCCGTACCGATCTTGAGTCGCGACAAGCTTGGCTTCGGGGTTGCCCGTGATCTTGACGATGCGATTGGAAATCAAGCCCGCTTTGAAACCGGAAACGTCGCTGGAGTCTTCTCGGAGTAACATCGAATTGCCGCTGTCGAGTACCATCGACTCCACCGCAAGGTCAACGCTATTCCAGGTCGTCACGCTCGATGCAAACCGCAATGAGCTA